AGATCGACATGCTGGGGCACACCTATTCGGGCGAGGACCCGGTTTATGGATCGTGGGCGGCGCTGGATGATTTCGAGGATGGGACCGGCGACGAGGCTCCCGGAATCAATGTGGTGTTGCTGCCGCCAACCTATTCCGCCGCGCTGACGCTATCGGGCCCGCAGATGCAGGGCGAGACGATGCAGATCCATTTCGGGGCTCGCAACGATGCAACAGGCCAAGTGATCGGCGATCCGTTCCTGCTGTTTGATGGCGAAGTGGACGTGACCGGTTACAACTTTGATGCGCGGCTATTGGAGATCGAGCTGGAAGGCGTGGGCGGGATGGAGCGATTCTTCTTCAACGAGGAAGGCATTCGGCTTTCGCCATCGTTCCACGCGCAAGTTTGGCCCGGCGAAGCGGGCATGAACATGATCACGGGCGTTGAATACACGATCTACTGGGGCGGTTATGAACCTTCACGATGACTGGGAGGACTTTGATGAACAATCAGATGTCCCTACCACTGAAGGCGAGCTTCCTCGGAGGGCGCGGATCACCGGCGAAACTATTGACGCGTTCGCCCCGCATGCCTTTGCGTTTGGCAAGTACGATTGCGGCAAGATGGTGATCAGCCACCTTAAAGCGATGGGTTGGACGATCAGCACGGGTGGCACCTGGCAAACCGCAATTGGGCTGAAGCGATTCCTGCGGCGGCATGGGGGCAGCGGTGCAGCCGCCATCGATGGCTGGGGCGTGCCGCGCATTGCGCCGGCGTGTGCGATCCTGGGCGATATCGTTGAAATGGAAGGCGAGCCGCCGTTCGGCGCATTTGGCGTGTGCGTGGGGAATGGGCGGGTGCTCGCCTATCACGAGGATGCCGATGGGGCAGCGATCCTGCAGCCGCGCAATCTGATTGCTGCGTGGAGGACCTGAGCCATGGCGAAAGTCCTGCGCCTTGCGGCGGTGGTTGTTGCCATCGCGGCAGCGATCCCCAGTGGCGGCACATCTTTGCTGGCCACGGGTCTGGCGTCGGCCGGGGCGACGGTTTCAGCAACGACCGCTTCGGCCATTGCCATCGGCGTGAGCGTGATGAGCGGAATCGTTTCGGCGGTTACCGCGCCATCGAGTTCGAGCGGAAGCCAGACCGACTGGAAGACCGACGCCAATGCGGCCGCGCCGATCGTGTTTGGCAGGACGCTGGTTGGCCGCAGCGTGGTTTATCAGAAGGTCAACGGACCGGATAACGATTACCGGCACATGGTTGGCGTGCTTTCGGGCTGCGGGCCAATCCATGCCCATCTGCAGACCTATCTCGACAAGGAGCCAGTGTATTTTTCAGGCACGGCGATTACCGGGTTTGACCAGGTGCGCGTGTGGCAGAAGGTGCAGCTGGGATTGTGCCCGGAACCGGCAGCGCTGACCAGCGACAACGGCAAGGCATCGGCGCCGGGTTGGACCGGGGCACACAAGCTTTCCGGCTTGGCTGCAGTTGCCAGCATGTTCCAGTACGATGACGGCGGCGATTACAAGTTTACCCAGCTGCCGGAAATGAACGATCTGATCGAGGGCGTTCTTTGTTACGACCCCCGCCTGGACAGCACGTACCCGGGTGGAAGCGGTTCATGCCGATACGACGACCAGAGCACGTGGGTTTTCAGCCGTAATGGCTGGATCCAGGCGATCACCTTTGGCCTTGGCTGGATCCAGGGACCGAATGAAATCCGCGTGGGCGGGGTGGGCATGCCAATCACGTCGATCGACCTTCCTTTCTATGTGGAGGCGGCGAACATTGCCGACGTGAACGGGTGGACCAGCGACGGGCGGGTGATGACGTCCGACGACAAGTGGGGCGTGATCAAAGCGCTGTGCAAGGCGGGCGGCGGCGAGCCGCTGCGTTTGGGTGCGACGCTGAGCGGCATGATCAACACGCCGCGCGTGCCGATTGGAACGATAACGCGCAACGACGTCGTTGGCGCGGCCCGGGTCAAGACGACGCAGACCCGGCGCGATCGGGTGAACGGCATCGTGCCACGATACCGGTCGGCCGATCACCATTACGAAGTCGTCAGTGCAGGTGTGGTGCGCAACGCTGCCTATCTGGCCGAGGACGGCGGGAAAGAGCGGACGAAAGAAGTCCATTACACGATGGTTCAAAGCGCGCCGGGGGTTTCACCCGATCAGGCGGCGCAACTGGCCGCCTATGACATCGCCAATGCGCGCGAAGCAGGGCCGGGGGTATTTCCGCTGAAGCCGCGCTGGCTGGGCTACAAGGGCGGCGATTGCCTGCTGATCGAAGATGCCGAAGAATTTGGCTATCTGGCCGGCAAGAAGGTGCTTGTGCTGCGCCGCGGGCTTGATGGGGCAACGGGCGGGGTGACGCTTACGCTGCGTGAGGAAACCGATGCAAAGCACACCGAGGCTCTTTCACAAGTGGGTGTGCCGCCGCCTGACGTGACGATCAATGCACCGCCGGCGTTCCGGGATCCGGCGACGGGATCGTGGACGGTATCGCCCGCGACGGTGAGCCTCGACGGCGTGCCGAGCGGTGTTTTGCGCGTTAGTGGCGGCGCTGACATGACTTCGATCGAGAACAGTTCGACGGCCATCCTCTATCGCGAGACCGGTAGCACCGACTGGACGACAGCAGGCAATGTGAGTTCGGCCGGCGGGGTGAGCTTCGATATTACCGGGCTTGATCAGAGCCGCAGCTATGACGTGCGGGTGCAATACCTGCGCGGCGGGCTGTTCATCGATCTTGGGCCGATCACCTGGTCTTACAATGCCGACAGCACTTTGCTGCGCGCGGACAACAATTTCATCACCGTGGACAGGATTTAACGATGACAAAGCAGGTTGTCGCGCTGGGCGCCGTAGCCAACGATGGCACGGGCGATGATCTGCGCACCGCCTTTGACAAGGTTAACGACAACTTCGACGAGCTTTATGCCGGCGCGATGCCAACCGGCACGCCTGCATCGGCCGGGGCAACCGGGATTGCCGGCACGATGATCTGGGATGCGAATTACATCTACGTTTGCGTGGCAACAAACACGTGGAAGCGGACTGCACTCTCCAGCTGGTGAGCTGACAGACGCACCTTTCAACATTTCTGCACATTTTGACCGCGGGCGGGGTGCCTGGCGGATGGGGAAACGCATGATCAGAACCGTGACCCGTGATTTGACGGTGGCGCGCAATGCGCCGCTGTTTCTGCGGATCCTTGTGCGCAACAAGGACCTGACGGACGCCGTGTGCGCGATGCAGGTGCGCGATCTGCCCGATGCACCTGGAGATCCGCGCATCAGCCTGACGATGCAGATGCCGGGCACGCAGGGCATTTCGATTGCGGTGGTCGATGGCCACAGCACGATCACGATCCAGATCGACAAGGCGACGATGCAGGGCCTGCCTGCCGCCGCCGAGATCGGCCAGGACCTGCCGCTGTGGTGGGATCTGACCGTGGACCCGACCGACAGCGAACTGGCCGTGTGGCTTCGCGGCAAATTCATCGTTCAAGGCGGAGTTACTGTCTGATGCCTGATATCATTCTGGAAATAGTGGACCAGGAACTGGTGGTCCCGATCGACGGCGCGGACCTGATGGCACCGCTGCTGCAACGGGCGGAAGCCGCTGCGCAGAAATCGGAGGATTTCGCGCAAGGTATCGAGCCGGACGGGCCGGGATCGAAAAGCGCCAAGGGCTGGCGCGATCAGGCTGCCAGCGAGGCGACTGCGCAGATTGGTGCGATTGACGCCGAAGGCACTGAACAATTGGGGTTGGTCACTGGGGAGGGCACGGCACAGCTTGCGCTGCTGAATGCTGCGGCTTCCGGGGTGACCGGGCAGGCGGTAAACATCGGCCCGACCAAGCCGGTTGTGCCAACGGTTTTCGGATCGACCACGCCCGATACGACAACGGCGAACATGGCCGCCGCGATGTGGGGCAATTCGCAGCCATTGACCGAACCTTCAATCACGACGCTGATCAACCTGCGCATGTCGGGTTCGGCGGTGTTGGTTCCCTACCTGATAAACCCGGTCACCCTCAAGGTGCTGGCCAAGGGCGCTGACGCGGCGGTGGTGGCGGGGAACGTAAATCCCATTGCGAACCCGTTTGCCGCGTTCGTCGCGCCCACCGGCACGATCCTGCAATTCTATCGCAAGAGCGGGGCCGGCGCGCTGCGTTATGGCAGCGGCACGTTCCCGGCGTTGTCCACCGCCGCCGCAAATTACAATGTGGGCGATACGGTTCCGGCGTTCACGGTGGTCAACAGCCTGTCCTTTGCCATTGAATGGACCACGCAGGCTGTGACCGAGGCGATTGAGCCGCGCGTTGCCGCGAACGAAGCCGCCGCATCTGCGATCGATGGTGACAGCGGCGATACCGAAACCAAGACGCTGGGCCCGGCCACGTTCAACGTGACGGGCAGTTCTTCCAACAACTTCCACCCGGC